TGCGTGCCATTAGTATTGTTATTATAACTTCTTGGTCTGCCAGTTGATTCGCAGAATACCATAAGGCTTGCCTGCAAAACATCTTCTTCTTTAAAATATGTTTGTAATAGAGGAATCCACTCTTGAACTACTTCTACTTTATTATATTGTTCCCTGCAATCAATAAACTGCTCTAAGTTATCCACACTTGGTGGCATAACCAAGAGACAAGAGATTACACCTTCAATAATTAAAGAAGGCATTACTACTCCTTACTTGTTAAGTTAAGATGTCCTTTGCAAGTCAGTATGTTTCTTGTGATTGTGAATACAAATCCTGTTATCACATAACAAAGTACCACGCTTTGTGGTAAGCTGATTTCCACAGAACATACAACTTGTTCCTTTTACTTTCATAGGAATAAGTTTAATCGTAAATTTTGTAATTTGTGATTAATATATAAAAAAAGACCTTTGATACTAGCAATAGCTTCAAAGGTCTTTTTAATTATCTTTTAGTAAAATATTCTAATTGTCCAAGTCTTACTTTACCTTTGTGTAAAAGTCTTGCAATATCATTAAAACGTATATTTAATTGCATTTCTTCTAGTATTTCTTCATCAGAAGTACGAGCAATTACTTCCATAATTTCTCTAATATTTTTTCTTCTTAATTTATAATATACTTCTTCGATAGTATTTTTAGGATAAAACTTTTCCTGTACTTCTTTAACTATTGGTTGCAATTTATTCTCATAATCAGCAACAAATTCTTTTACTATTTGATATTGTGTTTTTTTATTTTCATTCATACTATGAATAATAATCGTAGATTATAAAGTATGCAACTCAAAAAGAAGATTTATTACATTTGTGTAAAAGCACCAACTATAAGCAATATAAGAGTTGATGTAGCAAAAAGTTCTTGTCTTGAGATTTTAGTATTTATCTTATCTTCTATGTCGTCAATTCTATCGTGTAATCTATCTTGATTTTTCAATATAAGTTCTAGCATTTCCTTGTTTGTATATCCGTTACTACTCATTATTATCCTCGCAAAATCCGTGTCCATACTTACAATTACAAATAGTTACATACGTACCTTTGTCATTCTGCGTAGTCATACACATTATTTTCTAAATCCTATCGTTAATAACCATATTGCTAATGTTATTACAGTAGCTATGGCAGTTATCTGTTGTGCTTGCCCTGTCAATGTAAGTGTTGCAATTACTAATCCAACTAAAGTCCAAGCAAGGTTAAGCGTTTCTTTTACTGCTTGTATCAACCAAGACCACAATTTATTTATCAATCAAATCTCCTTAGAGCAAACGATACAATCCTAACTAAAATTGTTGGCACGATTACTTCTTGTGCCTTTTCTTTTTGGTCAGTCGTCATATCATTTGCGATATTGTTTAAATTTATTGCGTCTAAATCTATGTCTATAATAACACTTACAGGCGAAGCAACAAAAGACTCAAAGGCTATTTCTGTTGTAGCGTCAGCTAATGTGAACTCTTGGTCTGAATCATTCTTAGCAAACTCTACGGCTCTCTCTACAAACTCATCTACTGCTTGTGCTACATTCTCATCAGTCTTAATTGCTTCTGCGACTATCTGTACATCTTCTGTTTCAGTAAAGCCTAGAACTTCTGCAACAACTTCTGTTTGTTCTTCTGTTAGGACTTCTTCTTGTGCAATAGTTATTACTTCTTCTACAACTTGTGCTACAACTTCAATAACTTCTTGGCTAACTTCTGCAAGATTTTCCACTCCGACATCATTAATTTCTTCCAAGATTTCAACAACTTCTTCGGTCTCAAGTTCTTCAACAAATTCTTCAATGGCTTCTTCCTTTGCTTCCTCATACTCTATTAATTCTTCTTCTGTATATTTCTCAAGTTCTTCTTCTGTAACTTCGGGAATATCTATAACAATAATTTCTTCTATAACTTCTTCAAGCTCTGCTACTTCTACTTTTATTTCTTCTTTTGTAAGCTCTACTTCTTCTTCAACAACTTGCTCTTGAACTTCTGTTTCTGCTTCGGACTCATCTGTAAATACTTCTTTGACCAACTCATCTTCTGTAATCTCATCTTCTATTTCTATAATTATATCTTTTGGTATGTCCTTAAATACAATTTCTTCTACTTTAACTTCTTCTAGTTCTTCAAGGAACTCCTCAACTTCAATAAATGTTTCAATAAATTCTTGAGCTTCTTCTTCATTATCAAATTCAAAAAACTCAATTTCTTCTTTAAGTTCAAGTTCTTTAACTTCAAACTCCATTTGTTTTTCAAGTTCTTCAATCTCTTGTTCAGTAAGCTCAATAAATTCTTCTTCAATAAATTCATCTTCCACTTCATCAACCACAACAACATCATTAAAAAGTTCTTCTTCGGTATTGTATTCTTCTTCATAATCTTCTTCTTCATAAACTTCTATAATTATAATGCAATCTCCACGTTCAATTTGTGCATTCGTCATAAAACAACCAAACTCTAATTCATTATCTATACGCTCTTGGTCTCTCTCAATAGTTCCGTCATTAACTTCGGTCTCTGTATATTCTGATTCAGTACCGTCTGCCATAACGACAACATAAAGAGTTGTAGTTGTAGTTGGTGGTGGTGGTGGTGGTAACGTAGTTGTTGTTGTAGTTGTTGGTGGAATAGTAGTTGTAGTTGTTGTACTACTTGTTGTTGTAGAACTTGTAGTTGTAGAACTTGTTGTAGTTGTACTACCATAATCACAAGCTATACCAACAGTAGAAGTCCATTCTGAGTAGCTAGAGTCTGTATCGTTGTCTGCTCTAACTTTTGCATTAAACGTACCTTGTGTATTTCCAAAGATTGATTCTCTATAACTGGCAGAAAAAACATAGCTCTTATAAGATAATGCAGTTTCCCACCCAGTACTATTAGCAACTGCGTAAGCGTCTGCCGTACCATTTTCATTAACATCAAAACCAATAGCGTAACGCTCAGGTGGACTGGATTCAAAGCCGTCTGACTCTTGCCAAGTAACAGTTATGTCTCCATTAGAACTATCACAAGCAATAGATATATCGTAAGGTGTTTGTGTAGGAACGTGGTCAGCTAGTGCTATTGAAGTGGGTGCTATTAAAAAAAGTACGCAGGTTATTCGTGATAATGAATTTAATGTAGATAGCACAAACTAGCCACCATTAGTACAACAACCGTTGCCACAACAATCCATTACTTACCTTCTTCAAAGGTGTATTTAGGTTTAGCTTGTTCGAGACCATTTTGGATTACTGATAATGCTGATGACATAAATGCGACACCAATAAGCTCTATCATATTTGCGTCTATGATTCCACTTGAGTTTGCAAGATACAAAGATATTGCAGACTGGAGTCCAGTTCTAAAAGCCTTGCTTAATATAAATTTCCAATATTCTTTATTTTTCATAATTATCCTATTCTTCTTCTACTTTACCACCGAATTGCCTACGGTTATAATCTTTACATTTTTTATTTCCACATAAGAATTTCTGCGTTGTAGAAATATACAATAAGTCTTTTTTACATTTTGGGCATTGAATTATTATGGGAGACCCCCAAGCTAGATTATGTTCTTGTCCTCAAGTTTAGCATTTAGGGTTATGAGATTTCCATTTATCTCAGATAGTTTATCTTGTATTGTGTAAGGTGCAATCATATCAGGTTGTGCCTTGTTAGATAGTTCAGCACCTAAGTTAATGTTTGAATATTCAATAGTTACTTTTTCTTTATTGAGTAAAGCGTCTCGAACTTTAGGGTACATCTTTTTGTATGCGTCTCCTGAGCCACCAACAAAGCCGTCTTTACCTTTATCAAGGTCTTGTTGTGTCTCTCCTAGTAGCAAACAACCTGCCGTGTGAGAATCTGTATTACCCGTATGAATTAAAATATACTTAAAATTAGGTACATCTTGAAGCTCTAACATTCCTTTATGAAAAGTTGACCCATATCTTGCTTTATATTTAGTATCGAATCCACCAATATTTCTAAACTTAATCTCATAAGTTCCCAAAGGTATTGCAGTTTCGGACATTACTTTTACGTCCCTGACTTCATCTTCTAAAGTATAGCACTCGAACACACCGTCAATAAAAAGTAAACCATTAGTAGCGTCTTTACCAAACTGTGTCCTGATGACATCAAGTTTCATTAACTAGGTTTTGGATTATCTGCTTTAACTTGTGCAATATGGTCTGCCCAAGTAGTTGTTGAATTGACCCCGTCCCAATAAATCATATCGAGCTGAGAAGCTAAATCTCCATACGCTTCTTGTCTAGCAGTTTTATAACCATTTTCTTGTTGCCAAAATTTATCATTAGCTATATCATCTATTTTAAAATCATATTCGTCATCTGTAAATTCTCGCCTACCATCAGAACTAGCCACATACATTGGTTTAGCTTCTTCAACTTCTTGTGTTGCTTCAACTTTAAATTCTTCTAATGTTGCCATAATATCCTTTCTTAATATCTAACTATACTACGAATTAGTTAATCCGTATAAAGAAATCCTAGCACCTGTTTGTATATCTGATTGCAAAGTATATGATATGCCGTCATTAATTTCTGCAACTTTATACACACCAGTTGTTATTGGTGCTAAAGTTCCATTTGCCCATCTGCTTATACTTTTAGCCGTAATCATTGAATATTGATTAGCGTTATTGAAGTTAAAAAGATAAGCAGTAAAATTGCCTCTAAAAGAACTATTACTACCCTGATGAGACCAAGCACCAAGATAACCCCATTCGGTATAATTTAAATTTGTAAGATGAGTATATGCTTGGTCAGTACGTAATCCCAAACCTGCTAAATCATAATTAGTTCCTGTTTGTGCCGTACCATTTGTAGTAACTCTTGTTAATCCACTCGTTGCACCTGATACAGTAGTTATGCCACTTACTTGTAGCATATAAACATCATATTTTGAATCAATACCACCAACTTTAATTTCACTTTCTGCTTGTGTAGTGATTACTTCATCAACTTTTATTATTCCATTACTCATAATATTCCGTAGACTGCACCTTCCATATCGCATTGATTTCCAGTAAACCCTAATTTGACGCCTGTTGCTCTTTCTGATTCATCATGGTACGCACCTAATGGAATATTTATCATATTATTTGCATAATTGCCTGTACTCATTGAAGTAACAGACGTATTAACATTTGCATTAAATGGGTCATAAATAAACATTTGAAAACCACCAAAATTTTGCCGTGCGTACATAGTAATTTTAAAAGACGTATTATCAAGATATTTTAATTCATCAAAAGGTGTTGCATAAGATTTCATCTGTAAAGCCGTACTATCATATTCGCCCTGTGTAATTACATTATTATTTACGTCAATTAATTGCACGTTAATTTGTGCGTTTTGGCTTCCACGTTCTTCGCCATTACAAGTAACTATGTAATTTTGATATTTTTCACTAAATACATTTTCCAAAAGAATTGATTGAACTCTATACCCAGTTATTCTTTTTATTAATTGAACACTATCCATTATGTAATCCTCACGCCGTAAATTCTAATCTGTCCGTCTAGGTTAGCTGAATTGTTAGTAGTAAAAGTTAATTTTTCAACTATACCATCTGTTTGTTGTTGACCTGCCCCTAATTGTCCTCGTTGGTCTCCATTGATAGCAGTACTATAAGCAATAGCATGATAATTAACTTCCACCTGTCTATCTTCATTAGTAGCATTATATAGATACATAGTTCCATGATTTTTCATTAAACTAGCACTAGCTACGTATATTAATGGCTCAAACCCTGTATGGTTAGTACTTTTACTCTCTGTATAACCACCATTACCATCTGCGTAAAATCTTGTTATTTCATAATTATTATTATATATAGTTCCATCAATAGTAACTCTAACTCTTAATGGACTAGCACCACCATCTGAACTGATGTCATTAAAAGTTAAGAAATGTGTATTATATTCCCCAAAGTTTGAAAATTCATATTCGTTACTATTGCCGTCCATATCAATAGTCTCAATATGTTCTATATAATTATTATCTCCCGACCATAAATTCTTACTAGATAAATAACTAATATCATCAACATTAAATATTCCACTATTACCCATTGACTGTACTCCTTAAATTAAATGCAGTATTTTTGAATTTACTATTTAATGATACATAATATTTTTTAAATCTATTTAATAAAACTTTGTTTTCTTTTATTTTAGTTATGTTTAGTTGATGGTGTTCTTTTTTGATAGGTATATATAAAGCTAAGGGAGTTCCTTTTTCTATAAGTATCTCTTTATTATCGGTAGTAACAATAATCTGTATATTCACTTCGTGTATTTTATCTGTATCAAATATTCCATAAGGTACATACCAGTCTTTATTGTAAGTAAACGGAACTGTCTGTTGCATTATAGAATAACCTTTATCAGTAAAAATTGTTAAAGGTAAGTTAAGTTTAAAAACAAATTTGTCTTTGGCGTGATTAGGTAAATACTTTACCATTTGGTCATTACTGTGTACACTTATATTTTCCTGTTCAGTAAACATTGTTTCCCATTCGTAAGATACTTCCCAAGCATACGATTTTTTTTTGCTATCGTATTTTAGCAATATGTCGCATGGTGCAACTATTACATAACCATTATCAAATACATTCATAAAACTAGAGCAACTTTTAACTGTTCTTTTTTTAGCAAGATATTTAAAATTATGGTCAATAGATACATTGTTAGAAGCATTTTTAAACCAATCAGGAATTACTTTTGATATGTGAATTGGGTGTACAGATTCATCTTCATACAACCAACTATCCGTAAAACCAAAAGTAACATCACTCACTTACTACTCTCCACTCATTATTATCAAAATCCCATTCGTAAGTAACTGTTTCGTAATCGCTAGGTAGTTCAACTGGTGGTTTCCATAGCCAAGTAGATTTGTCTAATATAAAATTATCGTGTGGTTTTGGCTCATAAAAAACATCATGTTCTTCATCATAAATATCTCCTATGCCTGCAAAATTACCCCTAAAAGCTACGCCATCTTCTTGATGAACACCAGCAATAGTATTATAAGAAGTTCTTAAAACTTTTACTCCAATAATATCGGTGTAGTAATCTTCCCATGAACTATATTCACTTGGTAAATTATCTGTATCATTTTCATCTCTACCTGTAAAAACGTTCAATACTGTGTTTGTGTTTGTATCAAGTTCAACATAATGAGCCATTATTCAGACCACCTTACATATCCTGTACCACTTGTTATTTCTATATATTTTTCGCCACCAACTGTTGTTTCTGTTCCAACAGTCAATCCTGCGTCTGTATTTATCGAATACGTTGATGAATATCTTAAAATAACAATTCCTTTACCACCACTTCCACCACGTCTAGAGCCATAACCAAAACTTTGATAAGCACCACCTTGACCACCATTACCACGATTTACTGTACCGTTAGAGCCATTTCCAGTACCACTAGCACGACCATTACCACCAACGCCACGTGTTACGGCAGAATTATTTATAGATGATGATAAACCTGCAACCCCACTAGAAGTATGTGTGTATGTAGTGCTATCTCCAGAAGCACCACCACCTCCACCACCAGCTCTATCTCCATAGCCAGTATCAGTTTCAGCGTTTCTACCTACACTACCCATAGTTTGATTTTGAAAAGTTCCTAAAATATGTACATTGTTTGGTGGATAATCTGTTAGTTGTAAATTTGACCTAGCACCACCACCTGAGCCAACTGTTGCACTATTAGGTAAATCTGTTTTCCATACGCCACCACCACCACCAAGTGCTTTTACATCATCAAATTGGGATGGAAAACCTTGTCGTCCATCAAATTCGCCTCCACCTCCAGCGTCATTTCCACCATAACGACCACCACCACCGACTTGTACAAAATAATCTTTACCTAAGGCTATATTTTTTGGAAGCAAAGTATTATTGCCCTCGCCATTTCCTCCAGTTTGTTCATTGTTCCAAGAATTTAAATAACCACCTGCACCACCTCCAGCACCTTGTGTGTTAGATGAAAATGCACCAGTGCCTCCACCACCACCTGCGATAACTAGATAGTATATGGGTATATTTTCTAAATTATAATTTCCAAATTTTTCTTGTTTAGATGTTTTTCCTGTGTAATCAAATTTATTATATATATCCATTATTGCACCAACTTAAATAGGGTTAATTGTCCACGTGTAAATGTTGCACCAGTAGATAAGTGCATTGAAAAACCATCTCTAACAGCAGTTGTAGTTTCACAACCAACACCCCAAAAATTATGAATCATTGGTGTTGCTTGTATAAAAACATTCTTTTCTATAAAAGTACTTTTTTCATTTATGTCATAAAGATTATTTAAATAAATTTCTGCATTAAACCCGTTGTAATCTTGTTGATATAAAGTAGCCGTGCTATCTGTAAATGCATTAGCTCTTGCATGGTGGTCTTGATAAGCACCATTTATCATAGTTTTATAAGCATATTCATACGTGCTTGTCGTAACAGGGCTACCACTTGCAGTTAATCTATATCTAATTTGCGGTGTTCCCGTAGTCATAACATCTTTAATAATTAAAAGATAGGTACAGTTTTCACTTACGCCAGTTATGTTGACAACAGTATCGCCATTAGTAATATTTGTTTGTGCTACTTGTTTTAATTTACCTAACATCAGTCAATCCTTAATCCGTATAAATCAAATTGTAATTCAGAAATTACATAATTATCTCGGTGTATAAAAGATAAACCTCTAACACCAGCAGTTTTTGTGTCGTAAAAACCACCAAAAGTAGAATATTCTTTATAAGTGTAATAAGGAATAGACATAACCCCCATATTTTGAATAAAACCTTGTGTGTTCATGGTGTCGCTATATGGATTAATAAAAGTTAAAATCATCTGACAAGCACCCCTATTATTTTTAATATCCGTATAAACTTTCGCGATTTCATCTTGTGCACCACCACCTAATTCAATTTCGCTATCGCTACCTGAATGTCCTCTGTAAAATTGTTGTTCAGTTGCATAATGAGTATCAGTAACTAAGCTTCCCTGTTTATTTATAAATTGAACGTCGCCACTATTATTTTCTCTTAAAGTATCAACATTATATTTATTT